TCACCCGAGCAGAGCTTCTTTACGCTGCCGAGCAGCACAACAGTCTCGCCGGAAACGCTTTCTTCTATCGCAATGGCGGCCAACTCCGCCTCCTCCGCCCCGACTGGGTCACTGTTGTCTACGGCTCCTACGAAAACGATGTGGACCCGACAGCACAACTCGACGCGGAACTCGCCGGATACTCCTACCAACCCGGCGGCATCTCATCACAAACCCCACCGGTATTCCTCGCCCCATCACAGGTAGCACACTGGAAACCCGAACCCGACCCCATGCATTGGTGGCGTGGACAGTCCTGGATCGGTTCGGTTCTCTCCGAAATCACCACCGACCGGCAGGCCACCGAATTCAAATCCAAGTTCTTCGCCAACGCCGCAACCCCTCAACTCATCGTCACCCTCGACCCGCACACCACCCAGCAGCAAGCCACCGACATTGCCGCTGTCATCAACCAACGCCACGAAGGCTCCGCCAACGCTTACAAAACTTTGGTCCTCGGGGGCGGCTCTGATGTGAAGGTTGCCGGTTCAAACCTGCAACAACTCGACCTCAAGAACACTCAGGGTGTCGACGAAACCCGAATCGCCTTGCGCGCGCGAGTCCCAGCCACGCTCCTCGGCATCTCCGAAGGCTTGGCAGGTTCGGCACTTAACGCCGGCAACTACTCCCAGACCCGTCGCATGTGGTCCGACGCTTGGTTCATGCCAACAGCTCAAAACCTTTGTGCATCCATGGAACGGATCTTGGCTCTCCCGGTCGGAACACCGGCCGAACTGTCTTTCGACCAATCCCAAATCATGTTCCTTCAGGAAGACCGCAAAGACGAAGCCGACATCCGAGCCACACAAGCCTCCTCAATGCGCCAACTCGTCGAAGCCGGCTTCGAACCGTCGACAGTCACCAAGTTCATCGCCACCGGAGACACCACAGTTCTGCAACACACAGGCAACGTCTCTGTGCAGCTTCAACCGGCAGGCACCACAGACGCTCAAGGCAACCCCATCAGAACAAACAGAGAACTTCAAGACGCCAGAGACCTTGCTGAAGTAATTCAGAAAATCTATTTAGGCGTAGGCAAGGTCATCACATCAGATGAAGCGCGCGTGATTATCAATCAAGCCGGTGGCTCACTAAGTGTCCCGAACGCTGAAGTTCCGTTTCCGATGCCCTCACCGTTTCAGCAAAACGGAGAAACCGATGCCGTATGACGTCCTACAAGGCGTCGAAGGCTGCTCCGGCTGGGCTGTCGTGAAGACCGAAGACGACGAAATCATGGGCTGCCACGACACAAAAGCCGAAGCCGACGACCAACTCACCGCCCTGAACATCGCCGAATATGGTGAGGAAGGTCGGGCAGCCGATTCCTACCCTCCGACCGACGGCATGGTCGAAGAAGCCCAGCGTGGACTTGACTGGCGAAGCGAATATGGCCGAGGCGGAACGTCCGTCGGTATCGCACGCGCGCGAGACATCGTGAACCGCAAAGACCTTCCGATCAACACTTGGCGCCGCATTAAAGCATATTTCGACCGCCACGAAATCGACAAGCAAGGCGAAGGCTGGTCCCCAGATCAGGACGGCTACCCCAGCAACGGCCGAATCGCTTGGGCTTTGTGGGGTGGAGACGCAGGCTGGAGCCGATCACAGGCCATCATGGAAGACTTCAACAACGACGAAAGGTCCGTCATGGATGAAACCCAAATCCGAGGCATCGAGGGCATTTATCCAGTGACGCCTCTTCAAAACAAACTCTACGAAGACCTCGAGGAAATCGTGGACATCTTCGGACAGTTTGACCAGGGCATCGGCGCACAAGGCGCTCACTATGTCGGCGCTGACGAAAACCCTTTCGCTGAAGAAGGCATGGTCTGTAGCAACTGTGCTTTCTATGAAGGACCGCGCGCCTGTGAAATTGTCGAAGGCGACATCGACCCCGCTGGAATCTGTAAATTCTGGATTATCCCCGAAACCCTGCTCACAATCGAAACCCCGGCCGAACTCATCGTCGAGGAAGAACCCATGATCGAAATGGAATCAGCACGTTCCACCGAAACACGCTCCGATCTCTACCGCAACGTCCCCTTCGAGGTTCGTGCAGCTGAAGACACCGAAGACGGCCTCACCCTCACCGGCTACGCCGCTGTCTTCAACCGATCCACCATGATCGACAACTACGAAGGCCGCTTCGAAGAACGAATCCGCCCAGGAGCGTTCAAACGTTCAATCAACGCCAAAATGCCGGTTCTGCAATTCGAACACGGCCGCCATCCCCTCCTCGGCTCCATGCCACTCGGACAAATCACAAAACTCCGTGAAGATGAACACGGTTTGTACGTCGAAGCACGCCTCGCCGACAATTGGCTCATCCAACCAGTTCGCGACGCCATCGCCTCCGGAGCCATCGACGGAATGTCCTTCCGCTTTCAGGTAGTTCGGGACAGTGTCGACGAGTCTGGCGATATGCCAGTCCGCACCCTCGAGGAAGTCAAGCTATTGGAGTTGGGACCAGTAGTCTTTCCGGCATATGCGGAAACCAGTGTTGGCGTTCGCTCCGCTGATCTGTCACCATTGTTCTCACTGCCCCAAGATGATCGCCACGCGATCGCTAGGGCGCTTGTTCTCGGCACCCAACCTGAACCCGCCAGTGATGGCACTTCGGGAAGGCTCGCCGATTCGACACCGGACTCGCCTACGCACTCCGGCCTCACACCCATCCAACGCAGCTCACAGTTGCGAGAAATCGAAGGAGTCCTCTAATGGACGAAAAGAACCTTCGTGAAGGCGTCGAGTACGTCAAGGCTGTCCTTCGCGAAATGCACACAAACGCTGAAGAGCGTTCATTTGACCCAGACGAGCAGGCTGAATGGGAAGCCGGCGCCGAGTTTGTACGCACCTCCGAGGCCGAATTGGTCGCCCTCGAAGAGCGTAAGGCTCGTATCGCTGAATTCGCCCCAGTCGCAACCGAAACAGGAGATGGCGCTGTGACGTCAATCAACATCAACACCCACACCTCACGCGACGCGTTTGACCATGGCACCCTTTCCACCGATGGTGGTTCGGAACTCCGTGGACGTGCGCTTGACGTGATCGAAAAGCACCTCCCGTCCTACGTCGACGACGCAGCTCGCGAGAATGCAACCAAGCTCATCGAACGCCGCTCCAAGTTGGACGCCGACGTTGTGGCCCGCCACATCGTTCGCACATCCTCCCCGGAATACCTCCAGGCGTTTGAGGATTACATCGAAAACCCCCAGGCTGGAATGCCTCGCATTCTCGGCAAGGCTGAGGCACGTGCCGCAATGTCGCTTACAGCGGCAAACGGTGGCGTTCTCGTCCCGCAGTTCCTGGATCCGACCATCGTTCTCACGAACGCCGGTTCGGCCAATGCGGTTCGTCAGCTTGCAGACGTCACGTCGATCACGACTGACCAGTGGGATGGCGTTACTTCAGCAGGCGTTTCCGCTGAGTGGCTCACAGAAGGCAGCGAAGCGGCAGACGCTACGCCGACCTTCCAAGGCCCGACCATTTCGGTCCACAAGGCAGCAGCGTTCCTGTTCGGCTCATACGAGTTCCTCGCCGACTCTGGTTTCAACCAGGTCGCAGAACTCATCGCCGACGCGAAGGATCGTCTGGAAGAGACCTGCTACATCTCCGGCACCGGTTCGGGTCAGCCTTTCGGCCTGATCACCCGCCTTTCGGGTACCGGCCCAGTCGTCAACGGAACCTCAGGCGCTGCCGGTGCAGCGAACCTTGTGGCCGCTGACGCCTACGCCCTGGACAACGCACTCGGCGCACGTTTCCGTCGCAACGCTTCATTCCTTGCAGCGAAGGCGACCTACAACGAGCTTCGTAGCGTGACCGACTCCCGCACCAACTTCTGGTCTGACTTCGGTGGCGGCCTTCCGGCTCAGCTCATCGGATACAACACCTACCAGAACGAGGCAATGGACACGACCATTGTTTCCGGCTCCAACGATTTCGTCCTTGTTCTAGGCGATTTCGG